CTATAATGCTGTAACAGCATTAGCCACAGCAATTATATTTGCTTTTATGGCTCCCAATGTTCCTTATGAAGTAACTTACCCCTTATGGCTAAGTGGAACGTTTCTTATGATTTTTTGCGGTATTAGTAGAGGTAGTTTTGGAATGGTAGTAATGAGTATAGTAATGACTATAATCGACGCTTATGGATATGCTAGGTTACTACTTCAATAATCATAAATATTTATGAGTAGGGCACATCCAGCCATAATTGGATATATTGGTTTGCAAGCCATAATTTGCAAGGAGAAAATATGAGTTATGTTGACGCGATGTGGGATCGCGACAAAGACGTCATTCACGTTGTAGAGCGTGATGAAAAAGGACAAAGACGTTTTGTTGATTACCCATCAAAATATGTATTTTATTACCCTGAGAATAAGGGCAAGTATCACAGCATTTTCGGAGAGAATCTTTCCAAAGTAACAACTAGAAGTTGGAAAGAGTTTACTAAAGAACAAAAGATTCACAGCAATCATACACTGTATGAAAGTGACATCAACCCAGTCTTTCGTGTTTTAGAAGAACACTACTTAGGACAAGAACCCCCAAAATTACACGTAGCGTTTTTTGACATTGAGGTGGACTTCGATCCAGAACGTGGCTATGCATCTCCTGATGATGCGTTTATGCCAATTACTGCTATCGCTGTTCACCTACAATGGATGGACACACTTGTATGTTTGGCTATTCCTCCTAAAACAATGACTATGGAACAGGCAACTGAAGCCGTTAAAGAGTTCCCTAATACAATTTTATTTGAAACTGAAGCAGAACTATTAGACACATTTCTAACACTGATCGAAGATGCAGATGTTATAACTGGCTGGAACAGCGAAGGCTTTGATGTACCCTACACAGTAAATCGTGTAATTAAAGTACTGAGTAAAGAAGATACTAAACGTTTTTGTTTATGGGATCAATATCCTAAGAAGCGTGAATATGAAAAATATGGACGAACTGCTACAACGTATGACTTTGTTGGTCGTGTACATTTGGATAGTTTAGAAGTTTATCGAAAATACAAATACGAAGAAATGCACAGTTACCGTTTGGATGTAATTGGTGAACTAGAAATTGGTGAGAAGAAGACACAGTACGAAGGTACACTAGATCAACTATACAACCAGGACTTTAAAACATTCATTGAATATAACAGACAAGATACTAGTTTGTTGGATAAAATGGACAAGAAGCTAAAGTTCTTAGACTTGGCTAACGTGTTGGCACATGGTAACACAGTACTGCTACAAACAACAATGGGTGCTGTTGCAATGACTGAACAGGCTATTATTAACGAAGCTCATAGTCATGGTCTTATTGTTCCTAGCAGACAGCGTAAAGGTGAACAAGGCGATACGGCGGCAGCAGGTGCGTATGTAGCGTTTCCAAAGAAAGGCTTGCATGATTGGATTGGCGCAATTGACATTAACTCATTGTATCCTAGTGCAATTCGTGCGCTTAACATGGGACCTGAAACAATTGTTGGCCAATTACGTCAAACTAAAACTTTGGAATATCTTGAAAGTCAAATGACTTTACACAAGAAATCCTTTGCAGGTAGCTGGGAAGATAAGTTTGGTACAATAGAATATGAAGCAGTTATCAATCAAGATAAAGCAGAAGAAATTACTATTGACTGGGAAAACGGCGATGTCAGTGTGCATAGTGGTGCAGAGATATACGAAATCATCTTTAACAGCAATAAGCCATGGATCCTAAGTGCTAATGGCACTATCTTCACTTATGAAAAAGAAGGTATCATTCCTGGCTTACTAAAACGTTGGTACAGCGAACGTAAGGAAATGCAACGCAAGTCTAGAGACGCAGAAACAGCAGGAAATAATATCGAAGCTGAATACTGGGACAAACGACAAATGGTGCGTAAGATTAATTTGAACTCACTATACGGTGCTTTATTGAACCCTGGTTGCAGATTCTTTGACAAGCGTATTGGACAAAGTACTACACTAGTTGGTAGACAAGTTGCACGTCATATGGCTGCTAAGATTAACGAAATTGTTTGCGGTACTTACGACTACAAAGGCAAAAGCATTATATACGGAGATACTGACTCGTGTTACTTTAGTGCTTGGAGTACTCTTCGTACTGAAGTGGAAAAAGGTAATATTGTTTGGGACAAAGATAATGTAGTGCAACTATATGACCAAATTGCCGAAGACGTAAATGATAGTTTCCCGCAATTTATGTTAGACTACTTTCACGTACCAAAAAGTCGTGGCGAAGTTATTAAGGGTGGTAGAGAACTAGTCGCTATCAAAGGTTTGTTTATTACTAAGAAACGCTATGCTGTTCTTATCTATGATAAAGAAGGTAAGCGGATTGATGTAAATGGGAAGCCTGGCAAAATTAAAGCGATGGGCTTGGATTTGAAGCGTAGTGACACACCTGAATATATGCAGAACTTTTTAGAAGAAGTATTGCTAGACGTACTGCAAGGTGCTAAGGAGTCTGATGTACTTGATAAGATTGTCGAATTTAGACAAGACTGGAAATCTAAACCAGGATGGGAAAAAGGTTCGCCAAGACGTGCTAACAAAATCACTGACTATCAAGAACAAGAACGTAAAGCTGGCAAAGCAAATATGCCAGGTCACGTTCGAGCAAGTATCAACTACAACCGTTTGCGTGAAATGAACGGTGACAAATACAGTCAACAAATTGTTGACGGTATGAAAGTGTATGTTTGCAAAGTTAAGATCAACGCAATGGGATTTACTAGTGTAGCGTATCCAGTTGACGAACTTAAAATTCCTAAATGGTTTCAAGAATTACCTTTTGATGAATTGGCAATGGAAGAAACTATTATCGATAACAAACTTAACAACTTGATTGGAGTGCTTGAATGGGATTTACAAAGTACAACTGACAGCGGCAATACCTTTAACAAATTATTTGATTTTGAGTAATAATTACTTGACTTTAAACCTAAATATCATTAAACTAAACAACAGGAGATTATAATAATGAAAGACATTCTACAGGACATCGTAAGCCATACACACAACTTGGGCTTTTTGAACATTGTAAAAATTAGCGGTGACACTGCTGGTACAAAAATTGACAGTATGGCAGACGACCGCACTGTTATTATGTTAGGCGAAACAAACGCACCAATTCCAGCACTTGCAGGTGTATTTGGTATGCCACAACTTAACAAGCTGAAGTTCTTGTTAGAAGGCGCAGAGTACAAAGATAGTGCAAAAATTGAGCTAGTGTACGCTGATCGTAATGGTGAGAATTTGCCAGTTGGCATTCACTTTGAAAATAAAGACGGCGACTTCAAGAACGATTATCGTTTTATGAATACTGAAATTATTAATGAGAAATTGAAGTCTGTCAAATTTAAAGTTCCTAAGTGGGACGTAGAACTAGAGCCAAGCGTTTCTAGTGTACAGCGTTTTAACTTCCAAGCAGGTGCTAACACAGAACATACAACATTCTTAGCACGTACAGATGGAAACAAATTAAAGTTCATCTTTGGTGATGCAAGCACACACGGAGGCGAATTTATTTTTGCAACAGACGTGACTGGAAATCTAAATAAAGGGTGGACATGGCCCGTTGCACCAATCTTAAGCATTCTTAAAATTGCAGATGTTAACAACTGTAAGATGAGTTTTGCTAATGAAGTGGGTGCAATGATGATTACTCTTGATAGTGGTATTGCAACTTACAAATATATTATCCCAGCACAAGCCTAAATATGATTAAAGGTGTAACATCTAGTAGTGGTCTAATAGTAAGTGGTGGTCACGCCACTTACCCATATATCCCGCATAATAGTAATAATCCAATACAAGGAATGTTAAGACTAAATGGTCAAGACATGCAGGTATTTGATGGCAGTAGTTGGATTGCTATAGGTGCTAGCTATGCTAATATAGAGCTTACACCTGAAATACAGTCATTGTTGCAGTGGGCAAGAGATAAACGTCAAGAAGAATCAGAACGTAAGATTCTTGCCCAATCGCACCCAGCAGTAGCTAATGCTATAGAAGCTGTTGAAAAGGCTGAAAAACAGTTAGATTTAGTTGCAAAACTATCAAAAGAACACGGAGAAACAGTTGAAACAAGTTAATTTTAACGAAACACAAAAAGACTATGCTGTATACTTGCCGGCTATTAGTAGCTTCTATGCTAAAATGGTTAGTGATACTAAGCATGGTCATAAAAGTGCAGTAGAACAAGCAAGATGGCCTAAGGGATTTGAAAACGGTGTTGAAGGTATGAACTACCTAAATGCTGAACAAGGTTACTTTACATACAAATACGGTTTGTACTCAGCAGGTCACGCACAACTAGACTTAGATAAGACTATGTTACGTGATGCTATGGTACAAGAACGTGACAGAGATAACACAATTATCTTAGGTGACTCAGGCGGTTTCCAAATTGGTAAAGGTGTTTTAAAGTTTGACTGGACAGATTTTAAAGGCGCTGGCGCAAACAAGACACGTGATCAAATTCTAAACTGGTTAGAACTTACTGCTGATTGGAGCATGTGTTTAGACGTTCCAACGTGGGCTAGTAACGCTCAACACAGAGAAAAGACAGGTCTCAAAAGTTTCCAAGATTGCCTAGATGCAACTATGTGGAACAACGATTATTTTGTAAAAAATCGTTTAGGCAATACTAAGTTTTTAAACGTGCTACAAGGCAACAGTCCTGAAGAAGCAGATATTTGGTATGATACTGTAAAGCATTTGCCATTTGAAGGTTGGGCAATGGGTTCACAAAATATGTGTAACATGCCAATTATTCTAAATAGACTTATCACAATGCGTGATGAAGGCATGTTAGAAGGTAAAGACTGGATGCACTTTTTGGGCACTGCTCCATTGGATTGGGCTTGTTATTTGACTAGTATTCAACGTGTACTGCGTAAGCATTGTAACCCTAATTTAACAATTAGCTTTGACTGTGCTAGTCCGTACATTGCAGTAGCATATGGTTTATCATATACAACTCCAAGTCTACGTCGTGACAAATGGAGTATTATTATGGAAAAAGCTCCAGATAATAAAGTTTATTCAGGTGGTGATTTGGCATTCCCTTGGGGCAATGCAATTGGCAATCGTTTAACAATGGGCGATGTGTGTTGGTACAAGCCAGGTATGTTAAACAAGATTGGTAAGGAAGGAAAAACTTCTTGGGATAGTTTCTCATACGCATTGTACATGGCGCATAATACAGAGATTCATATCGAAGCAGTACAACGTGCAAATCGTTTAGCTGATATGGAGTGTGCTCGTTATAAGCCAGATTGGAGACAATGGAAGCGTTTAGACGGCAAGAGTGCAAAAACTGATGAGCCAAGTGATTGGGTTCCTCGCAATATTCTGTACTTTGACCGATTTGTAAATGAGCTATTTGAAAGCGACGATCCAAAGTCAATGCTCAAACATGCACACAAGTTCTTAACTGAATTGCAAGGCGGCTTACAACGTGGTAAGGTTCAAAATGACGTTTTGAATAACTTTATTCAATTTGAAGAAGCTGAGCCAGGCGAAAGTGATTTGACCAATATGAATGATGATAAGATCGTAGAACTTGAACAAAGTTTGGACGATTAAGTTGCTCATTTACATTGACTTTATTAACTAATACCTTTATAATGAATACATGTTAGATACTAATCAAAGACAAGAAGTTACATATTTTATTGGTACAGAGATTGAACACACAATCTGCTACGGAAAGAAAACACTTTTCGTAGTAGGTGTTCAACCTTTAAACGATATTTTAACTCGTGCAAAGCTCAACAACATTGACCACATTTATTTTGGTACAAGTCAAAGTTTTAATCCAAAAGCTATGACTATGGAAGAATATACTCCATGGGACGATATGATACTTGGCTGCTTAAAAGCAGACTTGTGGGTTACTTTGGACTTTGATGTCAAGCACACAGAAGGTGTAATTGAATCCGGTTACAGTGAACATAACCGTTTTATTCCAATGATCAGTGTTAAGCTACCTTATATTAAGCAATTTAATTATAATGCGACTCTCAAATTAGATGACAACACTTGGGGACATAGTAACCCAGGTGTTTGGACACATCAACTACATACCCTAATGGCAAATGATAAATTTACCTACTGGGATCAATACACACAAGACGAAACACTATCATGAATATTAAACAAGATATCAGACCTAATAAAATGATTTGGGTAACTTTTCGCAAAGAAGGTATCCATTGCTACCCAGCTGCCGCAACAGACCCTAACCTAGCAACAGGAGATTATTATGACGTTTCGTTTCTTGGTACTCCTCATCGCCATATTTTTCACTTTCGTGTATGGCTCGGAGTTACTCATAACGACAGAGATGTGGAATTTATTCAATTCAAGCGATGGCTTGAAAGATTGTATTCTAGCGAACAAGGTGTATTGTCGCTAGATTATAAAAGTTGCGAGATGATGAGCGATGATTTATACGCTCAAATCTCACAAAAGTATCCAGACCGAGAGGTTTGGATTGAGGTCTCCGAAGACGGAGAAAATGGTTCATTCATCAAATATTAATAAGAGGCTATCATGGCTAAGAATTACAAAGATATCAACTACTTCGAAACCCGCCCAGATGTTGTCAAAGTGTTTGACGATGTTGAGGCATGGCATGATCATTGCCGTTTTAACTTGCTGGATTTTAATCCAGGAGATGTGTATCGCACACAGGCGTACAAAGATTGGGCGCGACGTAAGAGCGGTAACTTCCGTTTCCAAGGCCGCAATGGCAATGGTAAGTTTACAGGCGAACGCAAGCCTTACTTGGGCAAGAATCCGCGCCCACAATACAACAGCAATAGAAACAACGGTTAACTAATGACTGTTTTTCTAGTTGATTTAGAATCAGTAGAAACAAGGTACACGGGACAATGGAAGTCTCATGTACCTTCCTTGCTACGTCGAAAGGGACACAATGTTCAAATTATTTCTGGCCCTGAGGATATTCCCCGGGCTACTACTCCAGGCGCTTTTCTTAATTTTGGTGGTACCAATATATACAAGGCTAGCCAAGTTGAGCAAATGGGCCGCCTATTTTGTAACGGAGCCGTTCATCCCGGCGATCACTTTATTTTTACTGATGCTTGGCACCCAGGTATCATCAACTTAAAGTACATGAGCGAGTTGCTGGGTATTCCAGTAACTACACATGGCTTGTGGCATGCTGGAAGTTATGATCCACAAGACTTCTTAGGCAGATTAATTGGTGATAAACCGTGGGTTAGATTTGCTGAAAAGAGTTTCTTTGAAGCATTTGATCACAATCACTTTGCTACAGACTTTCACATTGATATGTTCTGTAAAAACTTGCTACATGTACACATGCCACAAACAATCGAAGGCTTTAAAGAGTCTGGCAAGATTGTACGTACAGGGTGGCCAATGGAATATATGGACTCGACTTTGACTATGTATAAAAACATGCCAAAGCGTAATCTTATTTTATTCCCACATAGAATTGCTCCAGAAAAGCAAGTTGAGATCTTCCGTGATTTAAAAGAACATTTGCCACAATATGAGTTCGTTGTGTGTCAAGATCAACAACTTACTAAAAACGAATATCATAATTTGTTAGGTGAAGCAAAGATGGTGTTTAGTGCTAACTTACAAGAAACGTTAGGCATTAGCTGTTATGAAGGTGCGTTAGTGGACGCGATTCCTATGGTGCCAGATCGTCTTAGTTACACTGAAATGTATTATGATACATTTAAATATTCTTCAAAGTGGACTGAAAGCTGGGACGCATATAACGTATATCGTCCTGATTTGTGCAAGGAAATTATCCAACATATGGATAATTATGAATCACGTTTGTCTAAAATTAAAGGTCAAGCAATTGATTTAACAAAGCAATTTTTTAGTGCGGACAACCTATTGGAGATTATTAAATGAAATGGTTCGATAAATGGTTTTTTAAAAAGTGGAGAAATGCTCAAGAAGAATATAATAGCACTCCCACTGAACCACAAGAAAGGAATTGGGCAATGGGAACTAGTACTATAAAAAGAGCAAGACAAGCGAATACAATTGGTGATACTTTAGACAGTCCATCAGTTCGTTTTAAAATGTTCAAAGCTAGTGGTGGAACAATTATTGAAACAACAATATATAACGAACGTAACGATCAGCACATACACGGATTATATGTTTTATCAAATGACAAAGACTTAGGCACTGAGATCAGTAAAATACTCACTATGGAATCTTTGAAAGTTTGACACACGGTCCTAAATAACGTATAATAACATATTAGTATAGGAATTTATAATGACTGAATCAAAAACATTTCAATCAGACCCCGTATTATCTGCACAAATTGATGCTGATTTTATTGAAGACAAGTATGTACCTTTAAAGAAAGAAGTGTTCGTTAAAGCCTCAGATGCAATGTCTGACAAAGGCTATGAGGAAAGCTATCTAGGTAATACTATTCGTGCAAAAATGAAGCGTGACAAGAAACGTTTCTGGGCAGGCGATAACATTAGTGATTATGTTAGCGAAGCTGATAAAGAAATTCTAATTAACGAAGCAACAGAAGCATTTGAACTTGTACTTGATCGCTTGCTAATTGATCGTGAGAACGATCCTAACTCGCATGGTACTGCAAAAAGACTTGCTAAAATGTACTTCAATGAAATTATGGAGGGCAGATATGCTCCAGCCCCTGATGCAACGGCTTTCCCAAATGACTCAGCAGATAGATACGAAGGCATGTTGGTGGTACGTAGTGAGCTTCGTAGTATGTGTTCACATCATCATCAGCCTGTTAGTGGCGTTGCTTATATTGGTATTGTTGCCGCTGAAAAACTCATTGGTCTTAGCAAGTACACTCGTATTGCTCAGTGGTGTGCTCGTCGTGGTACGCTTCAAGAAGAACTATGTAATGACATTGCTAGAGAGATTAGTAAGGCAACTAACTCAAAAAACGTAGCAGTGTATATTCAAGCAATACATGGCTGTTGTGAGAATCGTGGCATTATGGCACATAGCTCATTAACGCAGACTACTGTGCTAACAGGAACATTTAAAACTGATCCTGGTGCTAAGAAAGAGTTCTTTGACAACATTAAGTTGCAACAAGAGTTTGCTCCACGATGAACTTAGACTTTGACAAACAGCACCAGTTTTATTTAGAATATAATATTCAAGCAGTTGAATTGGGCATAATGTGTAACGAGTTTCCTGCTTTACAAAAAGCGTGGGATCAATTTAAAACTGTTTATGAACTTTGTAAGGAAGAAAACAATGAAGCTTACCGATCGATTCCTTAACTTTTTAGAGCGTCATGATCGTAAGCGTATTATTATGGATCGTACTTGTGACGAACCGTTGTTAACACGCTATTACCTTTTCTTAAAGGATCGTAAGACATTTCCGTTTAACGTATTCTTGCACAAGTTTCATAAAGGCGATCCAGGTGATGTGCATGACCATCCATGGCCCTATGCTACTTTAATTCTTAAAGGTGGATATTATGAATATACTCCTGTATTTGAATATGGAAAAATGGTAAGAGAGGAAAAACACTGGAGAGGTCCTGGACACTTTCGCATTTGTAGTGCTAACAGTTATCACAGAATTGAAAAACATCCAGATGTAACTGCTTGGACATTGTTTATGCCAGGACCACAAACTCAAGAGTGGGGCTTTTTAGTCAACAATCGTTGGGTCAACAATGAAGTATATCTGGAGGACAAACGTGAAAAAGCACATAATTAATAACGACCAATTCAAAGCATTGGTGGCAACTATCTGTAGAGACATCAGTCTAGGTGACTGGACTCCAGATTATATAGTTGGCATAACTCGAGGCGGTTTGATGCCTGCACTTATGATTAGTCAATATTTTGACTTGCCAATGCATTCACTAAATGTTAGTTTACGTGATTCAGAAATTGGTCCAGAGAGTAATCTTTGGATGGCAGAAGATGCATATGGTTACAATGCTGCCAAAATTGGTGATAAACTTTGTAAAAATATTTTAGTAGTTGACGACATCAATGATACAGGTGCAACGCTAAACTGGATTATGGAAGACTGGGAAAGCGGTTGCTTACCATGCGACGAGCGTTGGGAATTTGTTTGGGGTCACAATGTTCGATTTGCCGTAGTTGTAGACAATTTGGCTAGTAACTGTAAAGTGCCAATGGATTATGTTGGTATGGAAGTTAATAAAGCTGAAAATGATGTATGGATTGAATTCCCTTACGAAGAGTGGTGGAGTAAATGAATACAGTAAAAGTTCCATGGCAGACTGGACAAGATGGGTTTTGGTGGAACGAAACATGTGCTATGGTTTTAGAAGTATTTGGATTGCCCGGTGAAAGATATACTAGTCACCCAAAACATGACGTAATGCTGTTCAATTTTAAAAGTGAAAAGGATGCAAATTTATGCAAGATTTTACTAAGCGAGAGATTGGCACAGTAAAAACTAATTGACAAAAATTCTAAATAATAGTATAATGTAACATGGGATATAAAAATGAGTAAAATTAAAATTGCAGAGCTGTTTTACAGCATACAAGGTGAAGGACGCTATATGGGTGTCCCGTCTGTGTTTCTACGCACATTTGGTTGTAACTTTAAGTGTGCTGGATTTGGTATGCCACGTGGCGAAGTAAGTCACGAAGCAACAGACATTGCGGCAACACATACGATGATCGAATCATTTATGAAGTATGAAGACTTGCCGCTAGTTCGTACAGGATGTGATAGCTATGCTAGTTGGATGCCAGAATTTAAAGATCTAAGTCCAATGTTAACTACTGATGCTATTGTGGATCGTATTATGGAAATCCTTCCATACAATAGCTGGACTGATGAACATCTAGTTATTACAGGTGGCGAGCCGTTGCTAGGATGGCAACGTGCCTATGAGGATTTACTAATACATCCAAAAATGGCAGACTTGAAAGAGATTACATTTGAAACAAATGGTACGCAAAGACTAACAGGCGACTTACATAACTTCTTGCAACACTGGACTAATCAACGTCCAGATAGAGAAGTTACATTTAGTGTAAGTGCCAAGTTAAGTTGTTCAGGTGAAAGTCGAGAAGAAGCAATTATTCCGTCTGTTGTATGTGAGTACGAAGAAATTGGCTACACCTATTTAAAATTAGTAGTGGCAACTGAACAAGATGCAGACGAAGCACTAGAAGTTGTGGACATTTATCGTGATGCAGGATTTAAAGGTCCAGTTTACTTGATGCCAGTTGGTGGAGTTGAAAGTGTTTATAGTCTAAACGCAAGAAACGTAGCAGAGTTTGCTATGAAGCAAGGGCTTAGATATAGTGACAGACTGCAAGTGCCGTTATTTAAAAATGAGTGGGGAACTTAAAATGGTAACAAAGAAAACAACAGTAACAAAAGCTCCTGCAAAGAAGGTGCCAGCAAAGAAGACTACCGTAACAGCGGCTCCTGCAAAGAAGACTATAGTAAAGACTACTGTAGTAAAGGCGGCGCCAAAGACAAAGGCAAAGAAAGTAGAAGATATCATCCCTGCTCCACTACCTAAGTCTAAAAAGAAGTTTGCTAGTCCAAAAGAAGAAGCAACATATTTTAAGAAGCCTTGGGTTGGTGTACTCGAAACACATGTTAATTCTGAAAATCCTAGCAATGGCTTTTTTGAACTTGACTGGAACGAGTATTTTATTGTACAATTAAAGGGACACGGGTATGACGGTCCTACTGAAGAAAGCATTGTCGATGTTTGGTTCCAATCATTGTGCCGAAATATTGGTAGCGAAGAAGGAATGGATATGGACCGTAGAGGTAGTGGTTATATTAATGTAAACAATTTGGGTAACGGAAAAAGTGAAGTAAGCTAATGACACAAACATTTATACACGTAGATACTGCAAATACATTCTTTCGAGCTAGACACGCTGTTAAAGGCGAACTAGAAATCAAAATAGGAATGAGTTTGCATGTGACTTTTAATAGTGTCAAAAAAGCATGGAAAGATTTTAATGGTTCACATGTAATCTTTCATCTCGAAGGCCGAAGCTGGCGTAAGGATCATTACGCTCCTTATAAACGCAATCGTGCAGTAGCACGTGCCGCACACAATGAAAAAGAAGCAGAAGAAGAACGTGTATTTTGGGAGACGTTTGATCAGTTTAAAACTTTTGTTAGTGAAAAGACAAACTGCTCAGTACTCCAGCATCAACAACTTGAAGCTGATGACTTGATTGCAGGCTTTATTCAAGCACATCCTAATGATAACCATGTTATTATTTCGACAGATGGCGACTTTGCACAATTAATTGCGCCAAACGTGAGTCAATATAACGGTGTAAGTGAAGTCACTACTAAGCATACAGGATATTATGATGCAAAAGGTAAACGTGTTGTCGATAAAAAGACTGGCATGATTAAACTTGCTCCTAATCCAGAATGGTTACTGTTTGAGAAATGTATGCGTGGCGACACAAGTGACAACATCTTTTCTGCATATCCAGGTGTACGTACTAAAGGTACAAAGAATAAAGTTGGATTAGAAGAAGCATTTGAAGATCGTAACACTAAAGGCTATAATTGGAACAATCTAATGTTGCAGAAGTGGGTTGATCATGAAGGCGTTGAACATAAAGTACTAGACGATTACTTACGTAATAAGAATCTTTGTGATCTGTCTGCACAACCTCCAGAAATTAGAAAAATTATTGATGAGACTGTTCGATTAGAGACACAAAAAGGCAAAGATATTTCACAAGTCGGTGTTAGAATGATGAAATTTTGTGCTAGTTACGATTTGGTTAAAATTACTGAGAACATTCAACAATATGTTGATCCGTTTAATGCAAGATATCCAACAAAAGAAAAACAAGAAGCATAAGGAGACATTATGTCAGGCATTGCAAAACCACTAATTCCTAATAAGGAATGGATTGTTGAAGATAACGGTCGTAAACTGGGAACACTGAGTAAAGATAAAACAGGATATGTATTCTTTGCTAAAGGTGGGAAAATTCAGTTTAACGATTTGAAGGAAGTTCAACAGGCAATGGAGATATTTGTTGAACCTCCATCATCATCCAAAGCATCTAAAACTAAAGAAGTATACGGATTTGAAACAAAGACTATACCACACAATCCATTATATGATGTACAACGCAAGTTGCCAATCTATACCAAAAGTGTAAAGAGTACAAGTAAGCACTGTGCTGGGCATTACATTATTAAGTTTCCAAAAGGATGGGTTAAAAGTCATTGTCCAAAATTGATCACATTGGAAAGATACCAATATAAGGGTCCGTTTAAAACAGATTCTGAAGTAAGATTAGAATTAGCAAAGGCACATCGTGAAAGAGATTAATAGCTACTTGATAGAAGACTTTGCAAACAAAGTATATGCGGCAAAGAAAACTAATCAAAAACAGGTCATTTTGGACTTAAAAGAAGCGCAATTGTTGGTAGAAACACTAACAATTGTTCTATCTAGGGCAGTTGGCAACATGGATAAAGCATTAGCAACTACTACACAAGAAACTAGTATTTCAGTGAATATGGATGGCGGCAATTTTTAATAAATAACTACGTATAAATAAAGTACGTAGATTATGAGCAGACCAAAACCATCCATTATATTAGAAAACACTAATAAAAAGACTTTTAAAGTTGAGCAAGTTCTCGACTCTGAAGCCATTTGGGCTGTCTTTTATAAGGGCAAGCCTGTTAACTTAAAGACTAGTAGTCTTATTAGCAGTTATCCTGGCCCCAAATATAAAAAAGTGAGTTTCAGTAATCCTGGTCATGCACATAACTTGGCCAAGAAGCTCAATAAGATGTTTAACTGTATTGAGTTCCAGGTATTCAAACTTACTACAGGTGATGTAGTAAATGAACAAACTTGAAATAACCAAAAAGTTAGTAGAATTTGATGAAGTATGGGATGGCGATCCAAAAAAGGTTGCTATGCTACACAAAACCTGTTGGGCAAGTTGGAGACGGGATCAAAATAAACACTTTAGGTTAACTGATCAAGGTTTTGATTATTTTAAAAATACTGCTCAAATCAAATTCTACGATATACGTTTCCCAGCTGATTTAATACTTACTAATAAAATGGTGATAGATTTAGATAAATTTATCGACTGTCCATATTACTTGACTAGTAATAGTATTATGCTTACGAGCGAAAAGGCTGCACTACAACTAATTCTTTTTGATGGCGATTTGAGCAAATTTGGCAGAGCAAAAAGAGAATCAAAGCTAAGAAATCCAAAAAAGTAGTTGACTTTTACCATTAAATGCCGTATAATTAATGAACAGTAACAAACAACACACTGTTTTATTTTAAACTTTTAAAGAAAGCACTTTATGGCAGAGAAAATGAGCGCAAACCGTACCGTTACACCTAACGATGCGAAGAATTCCATTCGTCACGCTATTAACAAAAAGCGTCCTATTTTTATGTGGGGTGCGCCAGGCATTGGCAAATCTGACATCGTTAAACAAATTGCAGACGAACAAAATCGTCCAGTGGTAGACGTGCGTTTGCCACTTTGGGAACCTACTGACATTAAAGGTATTCCGTATTACAATGCCAAAGAGAACACAATGTCGTGGGCTCCTCCAGCAGAACTTCCACATGACAAAGATAGTAAAGCAATTTTGTTCTTGGACGAACTTAATGCCGCCCCACCAAGCGTACAGGCCGCGGCTTACCAGCTTATTTTGAACCGACGTGTTGGTACTTACGTCTTGCCAGAAGGTGTTAGCATTGTTGCCGCAGGTAACCGTGAAACTGACAAGGGTGTTACTTATCGTATGCCTGCTCCGTTGGCTAACCGTTTTGTTCACTTGGAACTGCGTGTAGACTTTGAAGACTGGAACACTTGGGCTGTGCAAAATAAAATGCACCAAGACGTTGTTGGTTATTTGAACTTTGCAAAGAACGACTTGTATGACTTTGATCCAAAGTCAGCGTCACGTGCATTTGCTACTCCACGTAGCTGGTCATTTGTTAGCGAAATGCTCGATGACAACCTTAATGATACAACTACCACTGATTTGGTAGCGGGCGCAATTGGTGAAGGTCTTGCTGTTAAATTTATGGCTCACCGCAAAGTTGCTAGCCAAATGCCTAACCCAAGTGACATTTTGGATGGTAAGGTCAAGGATCTTAAGATCAAAGAAATCTCTGCAATGTATTCTTTGACTATCAGCATGTGCTACGAGTTGCAATTGCGTCATGAAAAGAAAGCTAAAGATTGGGATGGCATGGCTGACCATTTCTTCCGTTTTATGATGGACAATTTCCCAACAGAGATTGTTGTTATGGGTGCAAAAACTGCACTTACTAACTTCCAACTTCCGTTTGATCCAGCTGAAATGTCGAACTTTGATGAGTTCCATGATCGTTTTGGCAAGTATGTTATTACTGCTTTGGAAAAATAAGCAAGTAAAACAAGTAGGAAAGGGCTTAAATGCCCTTTCTTTTATTGACGTTTATATAGTTTGAGTGTATAATTATTGCTATACACTAAAGAAAGGTCCATATGTCTAAGGTAATGAAAGACGAGAAGAATAAAGCTCTTGTTAAACAAGACTATTCTACAAAAGAGCGGAGTGATGCCGTTGAAAAATTGATCACTGCCCGTGTTGGCTTACTGTTACGTCAACCATTTTTTGGCAATCTTGCTACTCGTCTTGAATTAGTTGATGCTAGTGAATGGTTACCCACACTTGCGACTGATGGTCGTAAGTTTTATTACAATGTTGGCTTTGTAAAAACGTTAAGCGCCAAACAAATGGAATTTGGATTTGGTCACGAAGTACTACATAATGTATTTGATCATTTGACACGTCGTGAAGATCGTATTCCACGCATCTTTAACTATGCGTGTGACTTTGCAGTTAACCAAATCCTTGTAGACGAACGTATTGGTGAACGTATTGACCAAGTACAAATTTGCTACGACAGTAAGTATCGTGGCAAAAGTTCAGAAGAAATTTATGACGAACTGATGAAGGGCGTCAAGCAAATGACTATGGACGAGTACTTGGACCAGCTTGGTGATCTACTTGACGAACACATGGACTGGGATGAAGACGGTGACCCACGTGATGGAGATAGTAAGGATGGCAAGGATGGTAAAGGTCCTGCAAAATACAGTAAAGAAGAACTGAAAAAGATCCGTGACGAGATTAAAGAAGCAATGGTTGCGGCGGCTCAGGCTTCAGGTGCAGGGCGTGTTCCAGCTGGCGTCCAACGATTCCTCAAAGATCTTACAGAGCCAAAAATGGATTGGCGTCAACTATTGCGTATGAACATCCAAAGTATGATTCGTAGCAACTATAGCTTCATGCGTCCTAGCCGCAAGGGGTGGCATACTGGTGCAATTTTACCAGGTATGATGAATGACGAAACAATTGACGTATGTATTGCCATTGACATGAGTGGCTCAATTGGCGATGCACAAGCAATGGACTTTATTACAGAAGTCAAAGGCATTATGGACGAGTATGTTGATTACAACATTCAACTTTGGTGCTTTGATACTGAAGTGTACAACTATGCTAAATTTACCGCAGATAACGGTAATGATTTGATGACGTATCAAGTTAAAGGTGGCGGTGGTACTGATTTTGATGCCAATTACAACTTTATGAAAGAACAGGGAATTGAACCTAAGAAGTTCATCATGTTTACTGATGGATACCCATGCGGTAGCTGGGGAGATGAGGAATACTGTGACACATTGTTCATTATTCACGGTCCGGAGGAAATAAAATCTCCATTCGGTCAGTACGCTCATTATAAATAAAGTGCGCAGATAATTATGGCATTGAAAAATGGCAAGTTAAATCCGTTGAATGTTTTGGGGTTTAGATTAGTTAAAAAGATCCCAAAACATTTTACTACAATTAATGTAGAAGTTGGTTGTGATATTACAACGTTAACACGTTGGATTTACAATAACTTAAACAGTAGATTTGGCGTTGCAACAGGGCTAACAGTATCTGAGCAGAATCATATGACAGAGACGACTCGAATTGGATTTGAAGATGCAAGAGAGACGTCTATGTTCATGCTTACATGTCCATATTTAGATAACAACAGGAGAAATAAATGACTGAGCAAGTAGAAAATCAAGAAGTAGCGCCGGGTGCAGAGCAACCAGCGGCACCAGATCTAACAGTACAAGATCTTCAGGCATTGAAGACTATCATTGATGTTTGTACACAACGTGGTGCATTCAGAGCAAACGAATTAGCAAGTGTTGGTGCAGTATTCAACCGTCTATCAGCGTTCTTGGATCACATTGCACCACAAGCAAAAGAAGGTGCTCCAGCTGAAGCACCAAAACAATAAGGAAATATATGAAACACGTCGGAAAAATGAAAAACAATGGCGCCCCAGTAACTATTGTTTTTCGCACACTTCCGGGTGATCCACACAGTTGTCTTGTGGTGGGTACCCAAGGGCTGGGGCCCACTCACCATGATTCACTGATGCAAGTTATCGAAACTCCAGAAGCACAAACTAGTTTTGAACTTGGAACAATTTTAGGTGTTCGTAGATTCCCAGACAATGCAGATATGTTAGGTTGGTTACATGCTAATGGCAAACTTAAAAAAGTTGCTACTACTGAAGTGATTGTAACAATGGCTCCGCAAAATACTGTTCAATTAGATGAATTGAATAAGTTAATTGCTGAACAAAAAGGAATCACATTACAACAACTAGCAGATGGTGATTTAACTGGTAAGAACAAAACAGAAGTAACTGAGATTGCAAGTGTAGTAGATACCCCTGCCCCAGCAACTGATGTTTTAGACGATTCTGCATTAGCAAAGCGTTTGCGTAGTCAAGCAGATGCAATGTTTAAAGAGGCACAAACTCTTAGAAAACAAGCTGATGATTTAGACCCACCTAAGAAAAAGACCACTAAAGCTGTAGAAGCATAAGGGGTTTATCATTTCTAAAGCGATCCCTAGAAGAGTTAGGATAGTTTCTGGGCTAGATTCAAACTGGAAAGAAGTTCTTGAGGACGTATCTTTAAGGGCAATTCCAGTTAAATATATATCTAGTGTAGAGCTTATACTCAAAGATAGTACTTCATGCACGATTGACGTAACCTCGAGATTGAATTCAGATTGGGCAACTAATTTGGACGAGGCGTCAAAAGAGCTTGAAAAAATGATAGAAGAAATTCACAATGCACACGGTGTAGACGTCGTTGAGTATTTGTTAGATTTTGATATGATAAAGAGTGAAGTATCTTTCACTTCATCGAGGTTAGGAAATGAAAACAATAGCAATAATGGTTAGTACCCCTACAGGGGGAATTGGAATTAATGATAGACTGCCGTGGTTCCAATTAGGTATTCACGTTGAAAATTTTGAAGAATTATCAAAAGGACAAGTTGTATTAGTAGGTGGCGGCGCTTTTAGACATCATAATTATTTACGTGGTGAAGTAACCTACGTTTATTCCAACACTGAAACTTTTCAAGAAACAGATGAGTTGAAACGTGTAACAGGTGATCCACAGTCAATCATCGACAACATCAAAGCAGAGAATCCTGATAAAAATATCATTATTGCTGGCGGACTTACAGTATACCAAAACTTCTATGATTTTATAGATGAATGGCGTGTTACTATTATTGAAGAGTCTGTTGTGTTCAATCAAGATATTAATCTAACAGATATCCAACACAAGTGGAATAATAGAAAACTAATTAGTGCTGGTCAAGACTTAAATCAAACGTTCAGCACATTTCATTACACAAAGTAAACATGGATAATTACCACAGCTTAATTAAAAAGATTTTAAAAGACGGTTCAAAAAGAGATGATAGAACT